TGGCTAAGTATGTGGCAGGGGACGTGGGGCAGGTCATTCCGATTGATTCCTTCCTTTCCATTTTAGCCAATATGCCACAAGACCAAATCACTGAAATCACAGAATCATTGCGGGACTCTCTAGCTTTGGAAGAAAGCTTATCACCAGAGGATGAGCCCTTAAAACGCCCTATAAACGATTCTGGCAATGGAGAGGCTTAAATGTATGGAAGCGATAATAAAAGCGATTCTAGACGCCCTCTTGGCGTTCTTTTGGCCCCGTATGACCAAGCCCAAAGAAGCTGAGGACGGGGAGAAGATGAATAACAGGGAAGAGAAGTTAAAAAGGAAAATCAAAAGGGACTCCATGAAAAAAGAGAAGCTATTGGTTTGGGTGTTAGTTGTATCCTCCTTTGGAGCTTTGGGAGGATGTGCCACAAAAACCATTTACGTTCCCGATGGCAAAGCAGTCCAACTCAGACAGCAGGTCAAAAACGTGAGAGTGTGGGTTTTTGACAAAGACGGAAAACGGGTGGCAGGAAAGATGAATCTGCCTGAAGGATGGTATGCCCTGCCATTGGAAGAAGAGGAATGAATGATGATCAGACCCAAACGAACCAAACGCCCGCAGAGTAAAAGCTTTGACCCTAGCAAGACCACCATCCTCCGCCAAGCTTTCATACGGGCGATGAATAAACGCCTCTTAAAACTGAAGCAGGATGTTTTAAAGTGGATTCTGGAAGAGGATGAGCTGGGACTTTTGCCCGTAGAAATCAGGCAAGTGGGAAACAGAAGAACCTACGCTTTTGCCACCACAACGGAAAAGGTTTCGGTCTTTCGTCGTTGGTTTACAAACAAGGTAAAGCAGGGAGTTTTGGAAACAGACGGAGTCCCTGCTTGGACTGATGAATACGTCCATTCCGCTTACCGCAAGGGCTTGGTGCATTCCTACCTTGAGAGCAGAAGAAGATTTTTGGCAGCGATTGACCCACGGTTTATTGACTTGGCGAGAGATGAATTTTTGAAAGAGGCCTTTGCTGCACCTGAGACTGTAAAGAAAATCCAATCCATTTATACCCGCACCTTTGAAACGCTGAAGGACTACACCCACGACATGGCAGTGAAAACCTCCAGCACCTTGGCAGAGGGCCTTGCCAACGGACTCCATCCTAGCCAGATTGCACGGGAATTGACTTCCAAAATGGATAACCTTTCCCGAAGCCGTGCCCTCACCATAGCCCGCACGGAAATTATTCACTCCCATGCTGAGGGGCAGCTGGACGGATACGAAAAACTCGGCGTAAAAGAAGTTGGTGCGGATGTGGAATGGTCTACATCGGGCGATTCCAGAGTTTGTGAAGAATGCGCCACGATGGAGGGAGTCGTTATGAAAATTGAAGAGGCCAGAGGAAAGATTCCCCTGCACCCAAACTGCCGTTGTGCTTGGATACCGATTGAGCGGTGAAAAACAAAAAGAAATTATTTGATTTATTGGGAATTCTGCCCATATATTATCAAAGGTGCTGAAGGAGGGGCACCCAGAATGGATGAAATGAAAAAAGGTCAACAGTATCAAACTCTCACGACCAACCTGGTGGGGATGGTCCGAAATGAAATTCTTGAAGGCAGAAATTACTTAGCGGTTCCAATGGTGATGATGGTGGAGGGCGTCCTGAATGGCAGTGATGGTCCTCTTTTTTATCCCTCTGAAGAACTCGCAAAAGTGCCTCAAGTTTGGAACATGAAGCCCGTAGTAGTGCGCCATCCTACGATGAATGGAAAGTCTCTCTCTGCTTGCGAACCTGCCATAATTGAAAACCATAAAGTGGGAATAATCATGAATACATCTTTCGACGGTAGAAGGCTCAAGGCTGAGGCGTGGCTGGAACCTGATAGACTTCAAGCAGTGGAGCCTCAAGTCAAAGAAGCAGTGGAGAAGGGAAGAATGATGGAGGTTTCAACCGGACTTTTTACGGAAAATGAAAACAAGGCAGGAACTTTCAAAGGTGCTTCCTACAAAGCGATTGCCCGCAACCTGAGACCTGACCATTTGGCGATTCTGCCTGACTCGGTCGGGGCCTGTTCCATTGCAGACGGTGCTGGGCTTTTGAGGGTGAATAGGGCAGAGCGGGATTTGGTCTTGAATGCCCTTCAGATAAATTCTGACGTATCCCATGATGAGGTTCGGCAACTCCTTTACAAAGCTACTGAGAATTTCGTCAGAGAAAGCATTCTCCATATCGCAGATATTTTTCAGGACTATTTTATTTACGCTACGGAGGATGGACTCTGGAGACAAGCTTATGCAATTTCAGACGGAAAGGCCGTACTGATTAACCCTCCCACTCAAGTACAGAGGGAGGTGAATTACGTAAAAATCGAAAACGAAAAAACCAAAATGGAACCCAAAGAAGAGAATAAAACGGAAATCGTGAATGGACTCATTTCTGAAGGGACTTGGCAGGAGGCAGACCGAGAATTTCTCGAAGGCCTTTCCACCAATCAACTCGGAAAAATAGCCATTCTGACCAAGAAAAAAGAGGCACCGGCAGACCCGCCGACTGACCCTGAAATTCTGGCAACCAATGCCAAAAACGCAAAGGCCCCTGAAGCTCCAATTCAGCCCGCAGCCAAGCCAACGGATTACTTGGCTAACCTGCCCGCTGAGATTGCTGAGGTGTTGAATGAGGCCCTTACTACCGCAGCGGAACGCAAGGCGGAGTTGGTAAAAACCATTACAGAAAACAAGCGAAACATTCTGACTGCTGAGCAGCTCAGCTCACTCAACATGAAAGAACTCCAAGCTATGGCAGCTCTTGCCCAGCCTGAACAAACCGCCCAGTCCAAAGCGTCCTACGTGGGACAAGGGCCGGTTGGAAACTTGGCCGCTGGCGTGAAAGAGGAAGAACCTCTGGTTGCCCCGGTGATGAATTTTGAAAGAAAATAAGGAAAGGAAAATAACGAATGAGTAACACTATTATTCTGTCGGGTGGGTTCAAGAAAATCCAAAGTCTGCCCATTAACGCAAGCGCCACTTTGAAACCCGGTATGTTGGCTGCTTTGAATTCGTCGGGTGAACTGATTGCCCAGAATGCAGAAGGGAAACTCTGCGAAAAGCTGGTCATGCTGGAAGATGCTTTGCAGGGTGGCACGGTCAATGATACCTACACGGGCGGGGAAGTCGGAGATGCTGCCATTATGCTTTCAGGGACTGAGTCGCAGGCTTTGCTTGCATCAGGGGAAACCGTGGCCGTTGGTGATTTTATCACCGGAAACGGCACTGGAAAAATCCAGAAATTGGAGGTCGCTCAAATTGCTCTTGGAGTCGTAACCGCAGCCTGTGACCTGACCGATAGCGACGCCGTGGACACCTTGGTGCCCGTGCGCTGGCTCTAAAAAAATTGAGAAAGGAAAAGAACATATAATATGGAAAACTTAGATTACATTCATAACGGCCAAGCTCAGGGCGGAGTTGCCTCTATGCTGATGCAGACGAATTTCAACGTCAATGCCTTGCGCCCTTATGTGGGCAGCGATGGCAGAAGCTACATCACCACAAACAAAGAAGGAAAGCCCACGGCAACCCCTCTCACCAACTCCACTGCCACGCTCCGAAAAGACGAATGGAAATACTTGGATGATGCAGTTGTGGCTGCGGCTCAGCCCCGCCTCCGTGCGGTGAGTGACCTGCGGTCTCGTGGTCTTCAGATTGTGATTCCCAACGGACTTGGAAAGACGGTTTTGGAGACTCAATCCCAGAGCAACATTTCCGCTGCGGAAATCACGATGGATGGTTTGGAGCAGAGTGCAAAGGACAGGCCAGTTTATGACCTCACGAATCTGCCTCTGCCCATTATTCATAAAGATTTTGCTTTTTCTGCCCGTCAATTGGCAGCGAGCAGAAACGGCGGAAGTCCTCTCGATACCACAATGGCCACTCTGGCAGGACAGAAGGTTGCAGAGACGGCGGAGAAACTCCTTATTGGTGCCCTCAGCACGTTTAGTTTTGGCGGTGGGAATCTCTACGGATATACGAATTTCCCGCAGAGCATTTCTCAATTGCTGACTGCTCCGACTGCGTCCAGTTGGACGGCTGCGGATACAGTGCAGGAAGTGCTGGAAATGGTGCAGGCAAGCATCCAAGCCTATCATTATGGGCCTTGGGTTCTGTATTATGGGCCTGAATGGTCTCAGTACATGAATAATGAGTACAAGCCCCAGTCCGACGATACTCTGGCAGGGAGGCTGCGCAGAATTGACAACATCCAAGCGGTCAATATGCTCGACCATTTGAGCGGTTATGACCTGATTCTCGTGCAGATGACTCCTGACGTTGTGAGGGAGGTTGTCGGCATGGAAATCACCACCGTGCAATGGGAGAGCATGGGCGGAATGCAGCTGAATTTCAAGGTTATGGCCATTTTATGCCCTCAACTTAGGGCGGACCAAAACGGAAAAACAGGAATAGTCTACGGCTCCACTACTCCGTAGGCCAGCAGGGAGGAAACCGGGCAGGGTCGGACTTAGCCCTGACTCTGCCCACCCTCCTTTTTTAAGTAAACTTTTTTGATTTTTGAGATTATGAAATTTGAAGCATTAGGCCCTCACATCCACCTTGGAAAGACGTTGAGCGTCGGGCAGATTTTTGAGTCTGATATTGACCTCACGAAGGTATTTCCAAAAAGATTTAAACGAATTCTCAGTCCTGCGGAGTTGGCAGCAGGCCCGCTCAAGGTCGTAAAGTTTCAGAAGGAATCAGACGGAGGAATTGGCAGTCTGGTAACTGAGCGTTTCAATTTTGACCCGATAGCTACAGGGCTTCAAGTCTACAAAAAAAGAAAGCTCTATTTCATTCACTCCATTTCCGACATGAGAAAGCCTCTGAATAAGGAAGGCCTGACTCGGGCTGAGGTAATACCTTTTATAAAATCCCAAACAGCCATTTAAAAAAATGAAACTCACTTGGCCAACCAAAGAACTCTGGAAGGGAGAGGATGTTTTCATTTTGGGCGGAGGTCCAAGTGTTAAAACTTTCCCGATTTCTTTTCTCAAAACCAAGAAAGTCATAGGCTGCAATCATGCCTATTTATTTGGTCCCGAAGTAGTGGATATTCTCCTTTTTTGCGACCAGGTATTTTACAACCATCACCGCCAACGGCCAGAATTTCAGAAATTCCCGAACCCCAAAGTTTCCAATTCTGAGTCCATTCTAAACCCAGATGAGGATGTTTTAATCGTGCCCCGAAAGCAGCAAGGTTGGCACAGGGATGCGCTTGGCTTTAACGCCAACACTGGAAGCGCAGCAATCAATCTCGCTTTGATACTTGGAGCTGCCAGAATTTTTCTTGTGGGCTTTGATATGCAGCTCGGGCCACAGAGAGAACAAAATTGGCACGAAGAAGTACACAGCAGGGTGAACCGTCTCCATTATGAGCGGTACCTTAATTTAATGCGGAACTCCGTCAGTGATATTGCTGAGAAGTGGCCTGACGTTAAAATCGTAAATTTGAACCCAGACTCCCACCTTGATATTTTTCCAAAGGGCAGGGTGGAAGAATACTTTATCCCTCAAACTTTATGTGCTGGACGACTGAAAATTTAGTACGGGCCATTATAGAGGTTGACCCAAAGATTACTGACCTCAGTCCTTTCATGGATGCGGCTCACCAACTCCTTTTAACCCATTGCAAAAAGCTGAATGAGTCGAATGGAGTTGAAGTTGAAACCTGGCTCACGGCTCACCTTTTAACCATACGGGACAATCGCATCGCCACAGAAGGAGTGGCAGAGGCGAGCGTTACTTATCAATTCAAAATTGACCTTGGTCTTGCCTCTTCCATGTATGGGCAGACTGCAATGGCACTCGATGGCACAGGGGAGTTGGCAAGGTGGAACAAGCAGATTTTAAGTGGCTCTACGCAAGCGAAAATAAATTGGTTAGGAGAAAAAAAGGCTGAGGAATAAAAGGGGAGATTGCATGGAAGAACTGATTATCATTTTGGAGAAATACGGAGCATGGGCGTTGGTGGGATTTTTAGGTTTTGGCTTTTGTCAGTTGCTGCTGGAATTCCGTAAAGCGCAAAAAGAGAAAGACGATATAATTGAGAAAATGGGGAAGGAACAAAGAACGGAAATGGTGGCAGTGGTACGGGAATGCACAGCCATTTTAACAACGGTTAGTGACTTTTTGGATAGGTACGAAAGGAGTTTTATCCAACGCAGTGTTGACATGGAAATGGAACTGAAAAAGAAGAAGGAGAATAGGAATAATGGATAGAGCCGTTTCACAGTTTTTGGCCAAAGGTCGAGAACTCCGATTTCAGCAGCTTAGGGGCGATTTTCTTTTTATCGGCGACGACCCAGACCTGAAAGAGATAGTGGATTTTTGGACAAAGAATTTTGAGTTGTCCGTGATAAGCTCGCCCAGTTTCGTATCAGTGCAATCCCTTATTTTTTTGAGACCTCCTCCGAAGTGCATCATTTTAGAGTCAGAGCATAGCAGTCAAGAGCGGATTGAGAAATTTTTGAGTGAAGTGGACGCAAAAATTCCGACGATAATCACCATTCTGGTTACGAGCGAAATTGAAACGGCAAAAAAATTCAGAGAGCTATTCCCACGCCTTACCGTAATAATCAAAGGAGCAGGATTCAAAGAATTACTTCTTAACATTCTGCCCAAAAAATGGAGGCTGAAAACATGAGTCTTTATAGCCGAAGTTTGAACCAGACCTGCCTTTATTGGCCCACGAATGGTTCCGATGCCTACGGGCAGCCTGTCTTTGGCAGTGCGGTGGAATTACCCTGCCGATGGATTGACAAGGTGCAGGAAATAATCAAAGCCGACGGCACCACTCTCAAATCACAAACTCGGGTACTACTGGATGAGGATGTAATGGTGAAAGGATTTTTGAAACTGGGAGAATTGAAGGATATAAACCCTGCCTCTACCCCTCTTGAAAATTCAGGGACATGGGAAATTCTGAAGGTCGATAGAGTGCCAGATTTCAAAGGCGAAACGATGGTGAAAACCGCATACTTAGGAGGCTCCTAAGGTGATGAAAATTCAAGGTCTGAATAAAGTTTTGCAAAATTTGGCAGAGGTGAAAGCCACCAAAGGAAAGCTTGGTATGAGTTGTGAAACGGGACTTAAAAAGGCAGGACTCGCCATTTTCAGGGAAGCGCAAAAAGAGGTGCCCGTGGATACCGG